CATTATAACATATAAATTTATTAAATATTGTTTTTAAATACACTAAATAAAATTTATAAAATGAATACGGTAAAATAGTATTTTTTATGAAATTTTGGATAATTTTCATGAAAATGAGTGTATTTAAGTTTGGTTTTACTAAAAATTTTAAAGATAGATATTCTATGCATAAATCTACTTTAGGAAAAATTAAAAATGTTAATTTAAGTTTAAAAAATATATCTATAATAGATGCTGATTGTGTTAGTAATGCAGAAAAGGATATTAAAGATAATTTGCACAAATATATATTTAATTATGATAAACATGAAGAATTATTAATAGTTCAACCTAATGAAATTAAAGATATTGAAAATATATATAGTTTAATAAACCATTATTACTTACAAAATTATATAAATTTATTAAATATTATTTTTAAATACACTAAATATTTTTTATAAAATGAATACGGTAATATAGTATTTTTTATGAAATTTTTGATAATTTTCATAAAAATGAGTGTATACATTTATGTAATATTACAAACTATTATAATAACTTTAATAAATAAATATGCAATAATTAATTTATTCATATAATAGATTTAGATATTTTTCTCCGATATCGGAGAAAAATATCTAAGTAATAATATATATAATGAATTTGGTTGAATTTCTTAAAAAATATTCAAAAGTTAGTAATAAATTCATTGATGATTTTTTTAGTTTATATGATATTAATAATAAAGATAGTTTTATCATTAATCTTGAAAATATAGTAAATTGGTTAAATACAAAAAAAAGTAAAATTAAAGAAACATTAGAAAATTCATATCAATTAAATATTGACTATATTATTAATAAAACACCCAATACAGGAAAAAAAGGCGCGCCTAAAGAAGAAATTTTATTAACAGTTAAATGTTTTAAATTATTATGTATGCAAAGTAGAACACAAAAAGCTATTGAAGTTAGAGAATATTTTTATTCACTAGAAGAATTAATTGATAAATATAAAAATTATATTATTGAAGGATTAAAAGATAAAATTAATAAATTAGAAAATAATCAACGTCCTAAAGTAAATCCTTCTAAAGGAGTTATATATATTATTCAAACATCCGATGATATTACATTATATAAAATTGGCAAGACATCTAATTTAAAAAATAGATTAATTAATTATAATTCAGATAAAAAAGATGATATAATTCCTATATATATTTATGAAACTGAAGATATAGATGCAGTCGAAATTTGCATAAAAGGTTTTATGAAAAAATATCAATATAGAAAATATAAGGAAGTATATCAAACAAATATTGATATTATTAAAAATTTTATAAATAAATGTGGTGATATAGTTAATACAGATTATAATTTACATTTAATTAATAAAAATAAATCACAAAAAGGTGGAAAAGTAAAAAATAATTATAATTATTTTTTTGCTTTATATAAATTATAAATAATTATATACAATTTATTGTATAAAGAAATTTTTATTTTATTTATATATTTATGTTAAGAATAAAATACATATTAAACTATGTATAAGTATTAATAAATAAATCTATATATTAAAATATTTCAATTAAAATTTTAATGAAATGAAAAAACAATAATTTATACATAACATAATTCCATAACATCAACTGGTTTAAAATCAAAATAATCAGTTAAATCATAATCTAATATTATATTACTATAAATTTTTTGCCAAATCTTTACAACTAATGATCTATATCTTGAATTTCCTAATAGACGTTTTTGTGATACTTGATTTTCAGGTGATAACTGTAATTTAGTAAAATGACATTCAATTTTTGTTTTATGAATTAAATGATAAATAATTTCTATTTTATTTATATATATATAATTATCATCATTACTAAGTGTTTCTAAATGATCCATATAATTATAAATTATTTCATATATATTTTTAGAATCTAAATTTACAAAATAATATTCTTCATGTGTTATCTTAACTATTTGATAGTATCTATCAAAACAATCTAAATTATCAGTAATAATTTTATTAAAATGTGCTTGATAATTTAAATTTCTAATAGTTAAATTATTTGTTGTTGTTTTTATTGTATATAATAACCTATTAACATTAGTTGTTGATATTTTTGATTTAGTCAATAAAAAATATATTCTATCAAATATTTCAGTATCATTTAACATTAGAAAATATTGAATATATTCTTCAAAAAATTCTTCTTCTTTATTATATGTTTTATGATAATTTTTTTCTATAGTGAAATAATTTAAAACTAGTATATCATGATAATAATCTAATAATGTTTCATATATATAATTATTATTATCATCTGCTATAATTAATTTAGCCATATGAATATACTTAAAAATTCTATAGTTTAGATTATCTTTATCATGTTCATCACAAACCATTAATAGATGATGATGTTTTTGATCTATTGTAAGATTATTCCAAAAATATATTAAATCTAAGAATGAAATGTAATAATTAAGATATTCTTTATATTTCAATAAAAATATCTTAAAATATGATTCTAATTGGTGTTCTAAATAATTTGATATATATTTTGTAATATCAAATGTTATATTTATTTTAGATGGTGATGAACCAATCATTTTAGTAACAAATTTTTTTAATATTGGAGATGTTTTTTTATGATAATATGATCTACCATATGCATTAAATAATAGAATATCATCGGAAGGAAATTTTTCTTTTACTTTATCAATTAAATCATTTATATCAGTATCTTCGTCCGAATCAATTATTTCATCATTAATTTTTTGTTTTTTTGCTTTTGATTTTTTTCTACAATCTTTATCACATTTAGATAACATTATAGCATACTTATATATTCTACCTGTATCATTTTGTAATTCTTGAATAAAATCTTTTAAATTATTATATTCATTTACTTCATGAGTTGTAATAAAAGCTTTATTAACATCGGAAACCCAGTAGATTAAATTAGCATCTTTAATATGTGTATATGTCATATCATTAAATTTTTTATCACTTTCTTCTGAATCACATATACCTGGCAAATCAATTACTCTAAATTCATTATTATTATCATCAATTAATATTTCTTCAATAATATGTACATCTGTTGTTGTCCTACAAACACCAGATTGTAATTGTCTTTTGAATAGTAGTGAATTAATAATAGAAGACTTCCCGGATGATGGTAATCCAATAAATGCTACTGTAAAATTAGTCATTATAAATACATAATTATGGTCAATTCAATATATGTTCAATTTTTTATTATTATTAGTATCATTCAATATGAAAATATTATACACCCATTTTTATAAAAATTATCAAAAAAATGAAAAATTATTTATTTTTGATATTTTTTTTTGTGCTCATTAAATATATCTATTATTTAATAAAATAATTATTATTCGGAAAATTTTATAATTTTATTAAATTTTTGATAATTTTCATAAAAATGATTGTATTTATCAATAATATTAACTTTTAATAAAATTATTCAATTAAATAAACATTTATTTAATTGAAAATCAAAATTAAATTAAATATTTAACTAAAATATAATCAATTAAAATAATTGATGATAAAAAATGTAAAATATTTAATTTCGAATAAATATTATATTCAATTTATTTGAAATATTAAAATTATTTTCATAATCGGATGAGAACTGAAGGATATAATAAATGCAATGCATCTGATAATCTATTAAGAATTTCATCATGAGTAAGTTTAATATATACAGGAATGAAAATATGTTGTAACTGTGTAAATACAGAAATTAATTCAGAATTCATTCTATTTTTATATAAATTCAAGAAAAACAACATTTTAATTACAAGATTCATTGGATCATATTTATTCCATTTATTTGAATTCAAAGAAATAATATTATATTTAATACCCAAATGAAGAAATTCAAAAATGCTAATTAAAGCTTTAATTAAATCATCACGATTTTTTAATGATTTTCGATTGAATTTTGCAATATCTGCACATAGTTCTTGAATAAAAATATATGCATCTATGAAAAATTCAAAGTTTATTTTTTTCATTCCTTTAATTCCAAATTTTTGTAACATTAAATTCCAATTAGGTTCTATTATCCAACAAGGTAATTTTGTCATTGTTTTGAATATTTAATAATGAAATTTTTGAGTTATGGTAAATTTTAACAAATAATGTATTTAGAAATTATTATATTCAATTTTTCTTACATAGTAATAAATGATTTTATTAATTTAATTCTAATAGTGATGCTACAATATTATTTTATGAAATATTATATTATAAAATTTAAATAATTTTATTATTTAAATTTAGTCTTATGAATCCATTTAAACTTATCATTATATACCAATTTTTATTAAAATTATTAAAAATTTCATAAATAATGGAAAATTATTTAATATATCTATTTTTTTAAATAAATTGTAATTACAAATTTATTAAATATTATTTTCTGTCATAATATTTTTTGTAAAATGAATATGATTAAATAGTATTTTATAAAAACTATAAATGGTTAGACATCTTTGATATATTCAATTTATTTTTTATTAAATTGAATAATACACATATTTTATAAATAATTATTACTTCTAAATAATATAAATTAATTATATTATTTTAAAATATACCTAAAAACTTTTTTAAAATGAGTGCATAATAAATATTATAGAAATATATAATAGTTATTCATTATTTCTAGTATTTGTTATATTATTTATTTTTATAACAATTAGCAAAAAGTTCACAAAAAAATATAATTAAATTATACCTATTTTTAATAAATCATTATTACTTTTATGGCGTTCTAAATAAAATTTATATAATGAATACGAAAATATAGTATTATTTATGAAATTTTAGATAATTTTTATGAAAATGAGTGTATATAGAAAATAATATATTTATTTTTTAAATAAAACAATATAGAGATACAAAATAATAGCACTATATATTATTATTACATTTAATTTAATAAATATTTAATTCATTAAGATTAACAACCATATAATTATATTTTTATGATTATATTTTTATGATTATATATATATGAATATTATATATGATAAATATATAAAATATAAATATAAATATTTTAATAATAATTTTATTTTACTTGGTGGAAAAAAAAAATAATTTTGATATTTTAGATAGAAAAATTAAAAAAACTGATTATAAATCAATAGATATTAATAAAATAGTAGATGAAGAATCATTTATAGAATTTATTAAAAATATGTATGTTTCTAGAGTTCTAGAAAATATAAATATGAGTAAAAATAAATATAATATAAAATATGGTTGGGCTAATCATACATTAGAAGATTTTTTATATGCAATATTAAATGGTTATGTTTCACATAAAAATCAATCACAAACATTAGATGAATATACAAATCCATGGTCTTTAATAGCATATTTACTAATTTTAGGCCAAATGTATGAATAATTATTTATTTAGGGGGTGTTTATAGCCTCCATTAATAATAATAGTTGATGATGAATTACATAAATAATATATAAATTATTACAATAAATATATAATTATTTTGGATAATTTAAAAATTATCCAAAATAT